ATTTTCAATGTAACATCGTAGTTGGCAGCAATCAACCGTGCCGTGCTCCAGTTGATCGGGCGGTCAACCACGAACCGCTTGCTTTTCCACGTGAACGAAGAGGGAGAGGTGCTGGTAAACGTAGTCACGCGCTTCATGTCTTCGTCGAAGTCCAGTCTCAAATCGGTTCCTGCCTTTTCAAGAAAAATGCAGTTGTCGGCCACTTTCGCCGAATATCCCGATGGAGCAAGGGCGCTCCACTCGCTTCGCGTGTAGTGTCCGCTGGTAACAATCACGCTTCCTCCCTGCGTCACTTGGCACATTCCATCGTTTGATGCGTAGAACACGCTGGCCCCGAGAACGCATATCGAATCTGTAGACACGCACTTTTGATCGGCGGACACAAGGTATTTGGTCATGGCGAGCGGAGAACTGCCGCTGACCATAAAAACCTTGTTTGTTGTGAACACGACGATGGAATGACCCGCCGGCGCAATAGCCGAAATAGTTTCTCCCATTGGAAGCTTGAACTCTTCCGGCCACACCCACAGACGGTAGACGTCGGTGAAATACAGGTCTTCGCCCGTGAACCCAACGCCAAAGTGCGCAGGATGCAGAAACCCGGTCGTGTAGCTCAGTCCCGTGGGATAGTTCCCGTATCGAGGCAACGCCGTTCCAAGATTGGCGGTTCCCATGTCCACGTATTTATTGCTGAAGTCTTCGGCGATAAGAACAAAGTCGTCTCCCCCGGATGTCGAACGATAAAGCTTGTCCGCAGAGCTGTTGACCACGGCGCATTGTCCGGGAGCAAGAACCGCCTCTTCCGAAATATCGGAAGCCGGGCCCTCTTTCTCTCCGTTGCTGACAGTGTTCGTTCCGAGATAGTAGACTTCGCGCCTGGTCGGCTGAACATAGTTGCAGTCCGCGTAGAACGTTGCCGTAAACTTGGGGAGCGTGACTAAATATTGTTCCTGATAAAAATGGTAGTAGGTTTCGTAAAAATTTGGCCCTTTGACATCGACCACTTGAAACCGTGCATACATGAACTCGTCGCCGCTGTAGTAGAGCGGAACGGCGTTGGTGTAGAACTCCGGATCCGCAGCGGAAAATTCTTGGGGAATGTTGATCCCTGACAACGGGCCGCCTTCCGTAGAATGCCCTCCGGCGAATTTGAAACGGTAGCACGGGCCAATTCTGTAATAAACCCCTGGTTGATCAAGCAACAGCGAAGCATCGTCGGAAAAGTCGAAAGTCGCATCGAAGGTCACGCCCTGCGCCGTGTAGTTGACGTTGAAAATGTTCGCTGGCCCCTCAACGTTCACATACGTCGCGCCATTTTGAGAATTGGAAGCTAGAGGCGGCTCTATGACGTAGACCCTGCATTCGACCGTGAGAAAGTCGGCGAGGTTCTTGATCATGTACGTGGGGGTTACGTCAGGTTCGCCGGGCGTGGAAATTGTAACACGGTCTGTCGTGGGAATGCCAAGGCTGTCGCTGAGTGTGACGAACGGTGAAGAAACGCTCAACAGTTTGAGGTTTCCGCTGGTGATGGCGCAGTTTTCAGCCGTCTGCGCTGCTGACTCCGGCAGGTCTTCGGGCGAAATCTTCGGGATGATCCCGTCAAAGTTTTTGAGCCTTAGTGCAGGCATTCGACTATCCTTTGATTTGCTACAGAATCAGACAGGTATCAGCTACCAGCCCACCGTCGATTCCTCGGGTGATAGTATCGCTTCGGGAGTCGGCCACCCCCTTCTTGTATTCTTCCCGCCAGTAGATTCCCATTTGCGCGTCGCTCCAGCTTTTCTTCGGCTGAAGCATCAAGATTGACTTCGCCTTGGCCGCGATAGGCTCCGAGAACCGCTCGATCAAAGTTCCGCATGAATAGCTGTCGTCGAACCTTGTATTTGCGTCGTACTTCGGAACAATGACCACCTTGCACGTAACGGCCTGCGTGTCGCCCGTGCCCGGGAGAACCGCATCCTCGAATGTGATGGTGTCGGCATCGAACGTGTAGTAGTCGCTTCCTATTTCATCGTTCTCGTCGCTGTCCCGGTAGACCATGAACACGCGGACGATCTCGATATTGTTCTGGTCGGATAGCTGGGCGGCCAGGTCGTAGTCGTTCGTGTCGGGCTGAAGCGTCAAGTCCAGCGTGGTGTCCCATCGCTCGGTGTCTTTGAAAAAAGCTCGACAAGCGCGGACGATGTTGCGGGTGATCAACGGCTCCGGACAGCCGGGAAGCTCGTTGAACAGTTCTTCGTGAATGTCGCGAATGCTCATGTCAATGCCTCTTCAAATTTCTGCATGTGCCGTTCGTATTTCGCAACCTGGTCGCGGGCGAAAGCGCATTGGGCCACAATAAAGCAGACCAGCGGACGCCTGGCAAGATCCACCATTTCAATCGTTTCCGTGGTTGCGCTGAAATCTTCCGGAGAATGCGTGGTTATGTGATCGAGGAAAAGCATGTCGGGTCTGCGCTTGATAATCTCGCGCACACCTTCGTTCAGGTGAAGATACAGCTCTTGAACGTTGATCTTGTGCGGGACGAGAACATCGTCAAGCATGATCCGAGCATCGGCAAAAACATCGGCTACCGTCATTTACAGCGTCCTCCAATTTTTGAGAGAGTTGCGGAATACGGCAAACTCGCCGGCGGCCTTGTCCTCTTCCTTTTCGTATTGATGGATTTTCCCGAGAACATAGGCGACGACGGCATCTTCCACGCCGGACTTCAGTTCGATGTCGGCGGTGGTGTCGGCTGCAATAAGCGTGATATGGGAAGGCCGGTTCAGTTCGATGGTCGTGGAGTCGTCGGGAGACACGGCATCCGGAGCCGCCTCGGCAACCGCGTCGATGGCCTCGTTGAGCATTGTCACAATCCAGATGTCCCGATAGCGGTGGGGCTCGGAAAGGTCGCGGGCGGCTATCCGTATCCGGTTCGATAAAGTAAGGCTGTTGAGGTATGCAGTTTTAGCCATGTTATTTCGCCAGCTCCGCTAGGTAAAGCTTGAAATAGTTCTGAGCCTCGGCATCGTCGTTTCTGTCGATTTCCTGACTCAGCGCCCTCCAGCAGACGTAATTAACCAGAGCCGAACGGTACGCTTCCTCTATTACAAGGGTCGTGCTCGTTGCGGCTACTTCGCCCGGATCGGGCGTCACGATTTCCTCGCTTCCAGAAAACACGTAGATGTCGGGGCGCCGCTTCACCGCGTCCCGCTGGCCGTCCTCAGTCCATTCAAGGAGCATAGGGTCGGTCCATCGCGTTTTCGCAGTGTCGTTGAGGATATACCGCGCTGGTGTAATTACGTCTGCTGCCGTCATGGTGTTCTATTCTCCGTCGGCAATGTCGTTCTCGGCGCGAACTTCACGAAGCTTGGTCTTCAGCTCGTTCCAGCCAAGAGGCTCGATGTCTTCGGCGTTGACGCCAAGAGCGTTCAGTTCCTTGAGAATGTCGTTCTTTTTCATTTTGTTGACGCTTTTCACGGTGCCGTCGCCGTTGCGGGTGGCGAAAAAAGCCTTGCCGGTCTGAGGCTCGTCGGCAACGTCAACGTTGTCGTTGGTCTTCGCGGTTTCATTCTTGGCCGTCTCTTCCGCCTCACGCTTGGCGAGAACTTCGAGCTGACGCTTGTGATACGCCACGGAGTCTTTGGCCGTAGCCAGGATTTTACCGTCTTCATCGCAGGCGATGTGGTCGTCCCGAGACGCCAGTGCGGCAGTCCACGGAAGTACCCGATGATTGTTCAGATTTTTCAGAAAGTCCATGATGTCGTGTTCCTTTTTTAGATTTACCCGCGTCCTTTGTTCGTCTTCTGGTGTAATATCCGGGGCGGCTGCTCTTGGTGGCAAGGACACCAACCACTAGAACCAGCCACCCCGAAGGTTGGGGTTTGCTGTTGTCCGTCTACTACGACAGGTCGAGAACCAGCAGACGCACGACGATGACTGCTGCATCGGTGTCGTCATTGTTGGTTTCGATGGTGACGGTGCAGGCTTCTTCCGTGTGCAGGAAGATGTGCGCAGCGTCTCCGTCCGCGCCATCGATGGACAACGTGCCGGCGGTCTGAATGCTTGCGCCCGTCAACAGGGTTTGCGGAGTCGTCTCGTCGGTCGTCATTTCGATGGTGCAGGTGGCACCTTCGCCGGTGTTCACTTCCACGACGCCTGTGACAAGACAGTTGGCGGGAAGCTTGAAAATCTGCACCGTGTCGCCGTCATCGCAGTTGTAGGTCACGAAACTGACCGTGCGGGTCAGCTTGAAACCAATACCGGAATCCAGCGCGGGAAGCGCAGAACCAGTTTCTCTCAGATCAGTGTTAGCCATTTTTTCAACTCCTTTAATGTTGTGAGTGGCCTACTGTACGGTTTTTATCACTTCGGGACTTCGACAGCGAGGGCGTTTATGGCGCCCCCGCCAATCGAAAGGCAACGCTACGAACCGTTCTTCACGTAGCAGTGGACCAGACTTTCAGCCTTCACCACTTTGTAGCCATAGACCTGCAAGCCCTGATGGAGCTTGCCGAAGTCGTCCTGATTGTCGATAACACGGTCTTCGACAACCTGGGACGCGAACGTAAGAGCGGACTTGTGACCCGCAATGACGTTGTAAACCGTGTCCGCGCCATCCGTGGTGGTGGCGAGAAGGTTGCTGCGATAGATGGTCGTGTTGTCGATCATCCCGATCCGACCGGTGCGCAGAACGCTGGTTCCGTCGCCGGTGATGGATGCGTTTTTCAGGTCGGACTCTTTGATAAGCCCACCCATCCACGCGGGGATGATGATGTAGCGATTGTCGTCTTCCGGAACATTCTGCTCGGAAAGAACGACGTTGACATCCGTGATAAGCTTCAGCACGTTGGTCTTCGTGATCGCCAGCGGAGTACCGGAAACACCAAGATTGTAGCCTGCGCTGATAGCACCTGCGGTGGCGCCTGCATTGCTGCTGTCGGCGTCGCTGTAGATGTTGGCGAAGACATTGGTTTCAATACCAATTTTCATCTTGTTGGATGTTTCGGTAGCCCAGTTGTCGATGAACTCGACGTCGGCCTGGTGCTTGTCAACGGTGTTCAAGGCCCAAGCGTAATACTTGCCCTTGTCGATAAGCAGCTCGACCGTCGAAGGCGCGGGCTGCTCGTTGAGGAGTTTCTGACCCTTGACGTAATCACGGATGGTGATGTCGGGGGTCGTGCGGATATGCACTTTGTCGCCGTGCTTTTTGATTTCGCCTTCCCATTCGGTATTGGCGATTTCGGCAAGGCAGGTTCCGGCGTAGAACTTGACCAACATGTTCGTTGACCAAATTTCCGGAATGTAAGTGCCCGAAAAGGACTGTTCGCCCTGTGCATGACTGATAGGCATTTTTTCACCTCTGATATGTTGTTGGCCTACCGTTCATGGCGCAACGAACCGGATTGGCTACCGGCTTTCTACGCGCCCTTCTGCGGCGGCTTGGTTGAGTTCTTGCATCTTCTTCAATCGAAGACCGGGATCCTTGATACGGCGAACTGTTTCCATTTGATCCTGGAACTGCTCCACCGTATACGTCGGTTTGCCATGGCTGGCCGGGCTGGGTGTCGGGGCCGACTTCGACCGGGGCACCACTTGACTTTCCACGCTCGGCAAAACGGGGGAGTCCCCGCCGCCGGGATTGTACGACTTGAAGATTTTCGCGACCCTTTCGGCATCGAACGAAGTTTGGGCGTCCTGAAGCTCGTCTTTTATGGTGCGAGTCGAAAACTCGCTTACCGGAGTCTTTTCAAGGTAGTCGATGAACCCGTAGTCGGTGTTCTGCTCGTCAAAGCCAGGAATCAAAGTCCTGAGCTGACCAAGAAAAGAGTTCTGATTCTGAGTCTCCAGCCGGCGCTGTAGCTCTTGCTGCTCTTTCAAGACCGGGCTGACTTGGCTCTCGGCAATCTTCCGCGTTCCCATAAGAGTTCGCGTCAGAAAGTCTTCACCGAAATCCTCGATCTCTTCGTCAGTATAGAACTGAGTCAAGTCGATGTCGCCAGTTCCCGCGTCGCCTTTCGGCAGGCGCGTTGCAGGCGGCGCGACAGGTGCGCCGGGTTCGTTTCCAGTTGCGGTCGGTGCCACTGGTGCCTGAGCGTTCTGCTGGTTCATTTTCAGCAGGTTGTTCGCAAGCTCACGCATTTCCTTGACCTCTGCGGCCAAGCGGGGTACTTCGGCGTCGTACTTGCTTTTCAAGACCCTCAAACTCTGGTCTTTACGGGCAAGCTCCTTGCGCAGGTCGTCTTCCGACATGCCCGTGTATTGAGAATCCTTTTTCGGTTCGGGGGCAGGCTTCGGCTCTGGTTCTGGCTCCGTGGGCTGGGCTGGCTCCTGCGGAGTTAGTTCCACCGGAGCGGGTTCAGCCGGTTCCGCCGGAGCGGGCGGTTCCTCCACGGAAGGCTCTATCGGCGTCGGTTCGACAGCCAGAGGCTCCTGCGTGGCGGGTTTGGCCTTGTTCATCGCCATTTCCTGTTGTTCTCTTACCTTTTTCGGGATGCTCATTGCTCTCTCCTTTTGCGAGCCCAGTCTTGCGGGGTGTTTCGGCAACTGCGCCGAAGCCCCTTGAAGGGGTGTTCGCGGTTACAGGAAATCAATCGGTTCCTGGCTCAAGCCCGGAATGCTACGGGGTGTTTGGCGGGAAGATACCTCGCCAAGCCCCAGCTCGGGTATTTGTGCGCTGCCGGTCGTTTCCTTGGTGTCTTTGAGTTTTTGCAGATAGTGCTGCGGATATTCAAACATCAACAACAGCTCTTCCACCTGCGCGTAGCGTCCACGTGCTTCGTGGAACGCCTTCTCGTCGGGTTGCGCCATCGCCTCATGGGCAATCAAATCGAGCTTGTGTCTCAAAGCTTCGATGATAACCTGCCCGTCGTCGCTTTTGGCGACCGAGGCGATGGCATTTATGAATTTGACGGCATCAATTTCCATGGTCTTTAGGAGGCGTCGTCCAGGCTGTTCGGAACAATGTAGACAATGCGAACGCGAACGTCCTGTCCAGTTCCGCCGGTGAACTTTTCGGTCACAGCCGCGCCTGCCGCGTCGCACCCTTTGATCGTCACCGTTTCCTCTGCGGCAATCACTGCCCAATCGGGAATAGTGTCAATTTTGGTGTTCTGAGCCAAGTCTGCGGTTTTACCGTACTGATCCGGGTCGGCGGTGATGCCAAGGCCGATTTTAACCAGCCCGTCGTCTCCGGTTCCGTCTCCGGTGATTGCGGCCTCCAGATTCACCTGGGCGCACAAAACAACGGCGCCGGCGGGAAGAGTGGAGGTCAAGTCGGTTTCAACCGCGTTTGTAAGTTCAACGGTTTCGTCGATAACTTTGACTTCCAGACCTTCGGTGGCCGATGCTCCGAACCGCATGGCGACGGCTGCCGCCGCTGCGCCCGCGGTCATGGTGTTTCCAGCCGCCACGGTTTGTCCACCAAGATTATGAAGCAGGTCAGCCGCCGAAGCTCCAGGATCGGGGATATTGACGGTGGTGGCCTGTCCCATTTCATCGATGTCCAAAGTAACGGTGGTGTCGCCGGTCTGATCCTGGCACGTTACACTGAGCTTGCCTTTACTGGCGGTAGTCGGGAAAACATCGACAGTTCCGGCAGTTCCGCTTGCGCCCGCATCGATATTGACGGCATCCAGGTTGCGAAGGTCGCCAAGGTCTTTGCTGCTGTCAACTACAAGAGCCTTGCTGGCAGTCACGGTTCCGGCGGTTACGCCGTCAACGACGTTCAACTCGGAAGGGGTCGCCGTGACTTCGACTCCATCGATGAAGAAGCTCTCGACCCGGCACTCGCCGGCGGTGAACTCTTCGTAGATGTTCGCGCCTGCGGGAAGGGCAAACGCCAGAACAATCGCCGCAAACACAATCTCAAACGCTACATGGTACTTTCTCATTTTCTTTTTTCTCCTTTTTTCCTTTTTTTTGCTTTTTCTAGGCGGCCTGTCCTTCAGGGACTTGTCCGGCCTCTGCCGGAAGTGCCGGTTGCGGCGTTCCTTCCGGTGGCAAAACATCATCCATTTCAAGTTCGTCGAAATGCTTCCGAACGATCTTTTCCACGCCTTCCTGGCCGATGATCTGCATGACCACTTCGGGAGTGATGAACTGGCTGATGAACATTTGCCGCTTGTTTTGTATTTCTTCTCGCATAACTTCGGCAAGCAAGCCGCGAGCGCTTATCTGGCAATCGCCTTTGATTGATGTGTCCTTGTCGTACAGCATGAGCCAAGTATACTCGGCTTCGATGCGCGGACGGATAACATTCTTGCCAATGTTACCGATCACCTGGCGAATGCCCTTGCTGGCCGCGTTCAAGAGCATGGACAGCCCCGACGCGGTTTCCCCGGCACCCCCCACGGACTCGTTGCCGTAGGTGTAGGCCGGGATACCTGTGTGATCATCACTGTATTGCTCAAGGCGAGTGAGAACCCGCATGAGCTGGTCGGTGATGATCTTTGGCTGTTGAAAATCTATTGGTGAACTGGTCGATCCGTATGCGCTCTGCGTGAGCCAGATTTTGCGCGGCCAGATTTTGTGCGCCGTCTTGAGCTGGGAGGGGTGAATGCGGTCGAGGTCTTCAATGACCTGCGGGCCGGACGCGAAGCCCACGTTGTCGATCAGCGCACGCATGACGGCGTTCATTGCATCCTGGATCGGCGCCATAAGCTGAATCACCCCGTTGCCCATGATGCTGTCGGTCTGTTCCTCGTAGGAAGTGAGGTAGTAGATTTTCTTGCCCAGCGGGTTCGGGTTGAGAATGGCCTTTATCACTTTGTCGCCGATCATTATTGCGGAGACATCGACCACGGAATCTGGCGTCGCTATCTGCTTTCCAGCCCAATCGTTCAGGTCATTCGCCTCCACGGTCCCCCAGTATTCGTAGGCGGTGGCGCGGTCGTCGTTGCTTCCCGCTACGCGGGTGGCCTGGGTCTCGCGGTTTTCCAGTGCCTTTCGTGTTCCCTCGTTGAAATCGTCGGCTTTCGGCGCTTCACTCCACGCCTTCAGCACTTCTTCTATCTTTTCGGAGCTACAGCCCGGAATGTTCTTCATTGCCTGAAGGTCGGCCTTGGACAGTCGCATCTTTTCGATGCAGTAACCCTCTTCAAGATTGGTGGCGTCGGGACTGAAATAAAAATCAAAAGGCGAGATTCTTCGGGTGCTGGTCTTGGGTTCCACAACTACCGTCGGCTTGAACTCGTTCCCGGTGTAGGCAAGGCGTTTTTTGTTTTCGACCGTCGGGCCTTTCAAAACAGCAAAGGGATAGGTGACAACATCATCGATAAACTTGGTCACTTCGCTTTCAAAGTCGCTTTCGGTGAAGTTGTCCTTGATCTTTTTCTCCATTCTGGACGCTACTTTTTTCGCCTTCTTCATGGTAGTGGCACGAATGGCGTCCAGCCGCATTTTCACGACTTCGCTGATTTCCTCTTCGGTCGGAGCTACGCCTTGAACGGCGTAATGTTGCCGGGCGATTTCAATTTCTTCGGCGATGATGGAGTCTTCTACAGGGTCAGGAAGGTCGGGGATCGGAGTAGGGTCAACGCCCCATGGCTTTTTGCCCCCCGGAAGAATGACTTCTTTTATCCAGCTTTTTGCGGCGCGGGCTTTCATGCCCGAGTGCTTCAGGTAGAGTTCGGCGCCGTTCAACTGCTTGATCTTCTCAAGCTTGGCGTCGTCGTACTCGCCCTTCTTCCGGCGCAAGCAATCTTCAAGAACCGGACGAACCTTGTCCATGTGGTGATTTTCTGCTGCGGAAAGACATTGCTGGATATAACTGAAAAGGCCCGACTGAATTTTTTCAGCTACGGGCGATAGGGCTTCGCGCTTTTTCTTGTCGCGTTTTTCGATTTCCTCGTTGGAAACGAAGGTGTGCATGTAGAATGATCCTTGCGTTGTTCCAAAAAAAAAGAGGCAACTGCGCTGTGGTCCACAGTTGCCTCTATATTTTTGGTCGGGAAATTTGTCTGAGGGGCCAGTCTCAAACGTCGTCAACCCCGAATTATGGCTAAGATACACACATTTTTTTCTTCGTCAAGACTTTACAACGGATTTTTCTACGACCATGCGGAAGCATCCACCTCTTTGTCGAAGAATCCATTGCCCTGAACGCGAAAATCAAACTGGTGTCCGGTTGCAAACGTCCTGAACGCATCGGCACCGTGGCTGTTGTCGTCGTGAACGGGATTGCCCCATGAGTTTGTCTTTTCGTTCCATTTTTTCTTATACTTTTTCAACCGATGCAAGCCATCGGAGCAGTGTTCTTCGTCAAACCAGCATTGCTGAAATATTCTTCGGCATGCGTCTATTCCGTCTTCAAGCGGCATTCTCGGGGCAATCTTGAATCGGATGCCAAGTTCCGCGGCAATTTGAAGGCGGGTTTTGGCGTCGGCTGACCACACTCGCTGCTCGATGTCGTGCGGAGCCGTATGTTTTCTGTAAATCAGCCCGCGTTCCTGCGCCTTCTTTTGCAGGATGTTCAAGTAGTGGGTCAACCCTACGTCGCTGTTCTCGTAGTAGTCGATCATGTGAATCCTTTCACGCCCAATGTCCTGAGAAAACCAGATGCAGTTCAAGTCGCCAACTCCCAAGTCCCACCATGTATCCACGGGTACGCCCGGGGTCGGTGGTATCTTGGTAATTCTGCCGTCTTGCTCGGCCTTGGTCAACTGCTCTGCGTAGTATGCGCCCTGAATTGCCTGCTCGAACGCTTCTTCCGGGAACGACGGAAACTCGCGCTTCATCAAGCTCCAGTCTCCGCTTACGTCCCCGCGCCCGGTCTGCATGTTCTCCAAAGTCTGTGCATACCATGCCTGCTGGTTCGGGGTAAGAACAATGTCGTGCTCCAGCCTGATCCTGTGAAAATATTCGACCAAGTGTTTTGGAAGCACGCATCGGCGGGTGTCTTCGTTCGACAAAGCGTATTTTGGTTCTTTCCACCACGGGAAAAAGAAAATCTTCCATTGCTTGCGAGTAGGGGTTCGTCCTTTTCTTTGCCGTTCCAAAGCGGTCATGCAGTAGTTGTAGAAATACCCGCTCTGCCCTTCCGCCGTGGATTCGATACAAATAATGCCTTCTTCGCAAGCGGGAAACGAACCAGTGACAATTTCAGTCGCCTTTTTTGGGTACTCTGCACAGGTCTTGCCAAACTCCGAAATGTGCAAAATTTGGCAAACGCCCGACCTCGCGGACACTGCCACGCGAACGTCCGATCCGTTGCTAAATCGCACTCTTCCCCAAGCCTCTTCCTTGACTCTTCGGACGGTCTGTTTTATCGGGTCAATCAAGCTGTTGTAGGCATGACAGATGACGCGATTATAGATTTCTTCGCCGTCCGGCCTTTGCTTGTGGGCAATCAAAACGCACCGCTGGTTTTTCTGAAACAAGGCACGATCCAACTCCAGAATACCCATAAACGTCGTAATTCCGAGCTGCCGCGCTTTGAGAACGAGCGTTCTCCACCACATTCCTTTGAACAACAAAGTCTGCGCCCAATTCGGCTTGAATTTTATGTGGTCGCCTTTCTTGGTTAGGATCCAGTAGAGATTGTTCAATCTCCACCACGGGTCTTTGAGCTTTGTCGCAAGATCCGACACGTTGAGACCGTCTGGAAGTTTAACTTTTATGTCGTCAAGCATCGATGTTTCCAATGTCGGCTTTGGGTTGAATCGTTAAAACGGCATCTTATCATCATCGTCGTTATCGCTTCCGAAAAAAGAAGATGTCTCATTTCTGAGGCGGTTCGTTTCTTCGTCGCCGGAATCCGGATAACCGCCGGAATCATCGGAATCGCTGTCCCCGGCGCCTTTCTTTTTCCACAGACGCTTGCACATTTTGACTACCATGACGTCGGCTTTTTCAACGCTTCCGGTCTTGCTGGATTTGTACTCGCGCACCTCCTGTGACACTAGGGCAAGAACCTTGTCCCCTTTGTTGAACGATTTGGCCACGTTTGCCGCAAACCCAAAAGCGACGCAGTTAAAAAATTTGACGCTGCACTTTTTCTCGTTGTTGCAGTAGACGGAGCTGGCGATGGAAAACCGTACCATCTCCCCGCCGTTGTCGAGGCTCTTGGTTTCCGCGTCTTTCACGATGTTTCCTTCCACGTTCGACCATACGACGTCAGCCATCGGCTTTCTCCTTTGTTGCTATTGTACAATATACTATTTGCTTATAATTCCTTGTTACACCTCCACCGCGATCACGTTTTTCCAGGCCAGCGGGTTCGGCTGTGCCTTGTATCGCTCCAACATCGCGGCGCGGTCCTCTGCTGTCGGCTCGGGAACGTCAATG